ACACAAAGCTCCCTAGAGATACAAACACTATTACAATAATGGACAACTATCAAGAGCTTGCGATCCAGTTTGCTGCTCAAGCAGTGGACCGCAATGAGATTGAACAGTGGGTCCGAGAGTTTGCTTATCAAGGGTTTGATGCCCGTAGAGTTATCGAACTCTTAAAGCAGTATGGTGGGGCTGACTGGGAGAAGGATGCCAAGAAAATGATTGTTCTGGCTCTAACTCGTGGCAACAAGCCCAGGAGGATGATGATGAAAATGTCGAAAGAAGGCAAAGCAACTGTGGAGGCTCTCATCAACAAGTATAAGCTAAAGGAAGGGAATCCTTCCCGGGATGAGTTGACTCTATCACGAGTTGCTGCCGCCTTGGCTGGCTGGACATGCCAGGCTTTGGTCGTCTTGAGTGAGTGGCTTCCTGTCACTGGGACTACCATGGACGGCCTATCCCCTGCATACCCGAGGCATATGATGCACCCCAGCTTTGCTGGCATGGTGGATCCTTCTCTACCAGGAGACTATCTAAGGGCAATATTAGATGCTCACTCTCTGTATCTGCTGCAGTTCTCCCGGGTCATCAACCCAAACCTCCGAGGTAGAACAAAAGAGGAGGTTGCTGCAACGTTCACGCAGCCAATGAATGCAGCAGTGAATAGCAACTTTATAAGCCATGAGAAGAGGAGAGAATTCTTGAAAGCCTTTGGACTTGTGGATTCCAATGGGAAGCCGTCAGCTGCTGTCATGGCAGCCGCTCAGGCTTACAAGACAGCAGCCTAAGTGGCTGCCCAGGGGGTTGGGGGGAAGGGGAGTTGGGGTTACGGTCGGGATTGGGGGGTGGGGGGTGGGGCAGCCTTAACCTCTAATCAACCTCAACAAATCCATCATCATCACTCTCCTCCTCTGATTCCATCTCAACATCTGGGATTGGAGGAATAACTGGAATCCAGTTGTTTCTCCCCATCATGCTGGGAAGTGATGAGCGCAGCATCAGGCTCTCCTCCATAAGAACAATGAGGGCTGAGTTTGGAACTACAGCATTAGAAATGTCCTCTTTTGCTGCTTGCAGAAGCCGAACGCACTGTACGTGAGCAACCTCATACATGAGATCAAAGCCTGGCAACAGGCACAGGTCAATCCCTCTGAGGATGGCCTCAGTCGCTATCATCCTGTGTAAGCCAACAAAGGAGTCCTCTAGATCATTGGTGATCTTGCAACTCCTCATTGCTAGAGTGGCAATCTGATCCCTTCTAATGTCATCATTCCTATGCACTCTAGTAGAGCTTAGGTCAAAGAAAGCCAGTGAGGGTTCTCCAAGAGGCCAGGATATGGCTTCTTTCAGATTGGGGAACCTTGTGAAATCACTAAGAGTCATATGGCCTATTAGATCAATAAGTCTCTGAAAAGGCTTCGCTGGTGGAGGTGCAACGTTTGATGCAAAGTCTCCAAGTCCGACTCGGTATGGGAATTCTCCGACATTGTAGAAATCAGAGAATCGCAAGCGAACCTCGTGACTAGGACGATGGTGCATGAGAAAGACACAACAGGGCCCAACCATAGAATAAGGTATCCTGGGAGGACCATCTCCTCTAAAGTACTCCACTGACACAACACGACGACCACTCTGCAAATCAACAGATATCACAGGAAAGTAATCCATGATATACTTGATAAGCACTAGGGGGTCTTTGTGT